GGTCAGGACTAGGGCCGCCAGGATTACCATTAACGAAACGAGTTTTTTCATTTCATTCTCCTTTACTCGGGGTCGCCGTCGTCGCGGTCGCCCATTGATTCGATGAACATACCTTTATGGGTGGTGGTCAATTTGTTTTTACTTACAGCAAGCTGGCACTCGTAGATGATAAAGTTCACGCCGCTAGTCATATCGGTTAGCTTATGTTTCACGCTGGCAACATCCATTACCTCCGCTTTTAACAACCCCAGGAGCGTGGCGTCAAATGAGCAGAAGGTTCTAATGAAGCAGTAATAGTAGCAGAGCCAGTCCATCAGTTTCCACGCGGTCCCCTCGCTTGCGATCCAGTCACAGTTGACGATTTTCTGGCGCACAAAGCCATAGCGGCTATAGGAGGCGAAGCAGCGATCTTGCAGGTACTTGTAGGCGTCTCCGCCAGAATAGCCAGCCGCCTTATTCATCACGATACTTTTCTGATACCGGCCAGTCGCCTGACACTTGTCGAAGTTGATGATAAAATCGTTATAGATTTCATTGGAGCCCGAGCTCCAAGTCTTAAAACTGCCCTTCTTGATGTCTGCCTCCTCAATAGTGTAATCGGCAGTCCCCTCATTCGTAATCATGTGGAGCGCATGGGTGCCGTCATAGTCTATGCCATGCGTCAGGCCGCTCTCCTTGCAGAGCTGCTTGATTAGATTCTTGCTATTGAGCTTCTTCTGTTGCTGCCCAAACACCCTGAAAGTTGAGTCATTATACGCTTTCCCCGTCCAGCTGTTCAGAGCAGTATTGGCAGCATCAAATGTGGCATCGTCGATCCCAGTATCTCCGACACTAAGCTCATGCCGAACAACTGCCTCAACTGCTTCTGCGAGGCTGGTGATAGTATTGGCGGCTGTCTTACGACCGTTCCATGTGGAGCCGAACTCGCGGCCGTCGCCGTCCATCAGGAAGCTCACCTCAGCAAATGCGTACCTAATTGTGAACTGAATATCTTTCAGCTCGTAACACTTGAAGGTGATGCCGCTTCCGGTGTGGATTGTTCCGACCTGCAAATAGAAGCTGTTGCCGTAGGGAACGGACTTATCAACTCCGAGATACTCAAGCGGCCACGGCTTGCCGTCCCACAGTAGCGGCACGTCAACCGCCTCTGAGAGCGAAAAGCCGCCGTCGTCAATGAGCTGGTCTGCCAGCGTGATACCCTGATTCTTAACGCGGCACCATTCATAATCGTAGTCAATTGCGCGACTGGTTTCCAGCTTGAGGTGCATGACGGCTGAGACCAGTTCAAACATGGTCGCGTCCTCGGCGAACTCGTACCAGAAGATTTCGCCAGCATCAGGGTAACCTCCGTAATCGCGCACGTAGTGTGCCGCGTGTGTGGCCAGGTTCCCGTCAATAGTCTCTTCTTCATCGGAGCCGAAGTTGTCTGTCCAATCGGAGCCGTCTACATATACGTCTATGCAGATCTTGACTAGCGTTTGATCTTTGGTATAGCCCCACGCGGTGACAGTATTTGCCTTTTCGTCAGCTCCCCAGTTGTAACCTGTATCGCGCGGCCCCAGTACATCGAGCACGTAGATATCGCCGCCGCCGCCGCAGGTCTCCGTATCAATACGGAGTTCCCGATCGCTGGCGTTGCGGGAGTCGGTCATCAACGCGAGGAAGTAGCCCTCGCCCGCTTCGCCAAACGAAATTGGTACGAACACGTTACCCTTGATATTCTTAGCGGGGTGATCGAAAGCATTGGGATAGTTATCCTCGTTGATTTGCGTTTGCGGAAGATCCAAATGATGTTCCGCTAAGTCGTCCTTGCAGACAAATTTCATCTCGGCTAAGGTTTGTGATACCTTTTGAACCTTGCCGGTGAATACGATCAACCCGTCCTCTTCATCTTGAGCCGTTCCGTGGGTCGTAATCAGATAAACCGTAACTACCGCACCATGTGGGTAGTCCGTCTGGTCGATCATGTAATCATAGAGGCTGGTGCTGCCGCTATAGCCGGGATTCTGAACGGAGAAAGTAAACGATCCGAGCTGGCCGCAACCAGCGCCCTTGATAATGTCCGCCATGATTCGCATGGGAGAGGACTTCACTATTTTACCGGCATAGGCGTTACCCGCCCATGAGTCAAAGTCAGCAGTAGCCAGCGTTGACCAGCGATAGTGAGTTGTGCTGGCACAGTGAACATCAATCAACAGAACCGGATGTTCACCAGCACCCAGACCAGATGAGATGTTAGTCGGAATCGTGCGGCTCATGCCTTTTCCGTCCTGAATGAGATAGTGCCATAGTATCCGTCATGGAATTTCCGCGCTCGCTTGAACTCCGCATCAATCCAGCGAACATTCTCCACGCTGGAAACGCCGTCGATTTCGTAATACTTTATCACAGCAGTTTTCCAGTCGTAGAGAAAGGTCTTAAGCTCCGCGAGCTTTGATGCCGTCAGAGCGATAAAGCGAACGACAATGATCTCAGCAGCATAGCCGTACTCTACCGCCTCGATCTCGCCGGACTCGGCCTCCGAGATCACAGTATTGTTGACGGTGCTTCGCTCCACCTCCTTGTGGATGGTGAAGCTCACATCGTCAGTCGTGCCAATATCTACTAGCTTACACGCCATTGGTTCAACCCCTCAAACCGGCCGGTGGCCGCCATAGTTTCCAGTAGTCCTTGTACAAAGTCTTGACCGTCATACCCCTCCAGATACTCCTCTACAATAGAATGTATCGCGCTCTTGGTAACTTCAGTTGCATTGATGTTGAGACTGATCGGAACATTGACACCATTGCCCCCAGGCAGAGAGCCTGTGCTGTTCATATGGGCTAGATTATAGTATCCGATTGACCGGGCCGCCGAGGCTTGGATAATAAACTCATCGCGGGAAACGCGGATTGGAACATCGTCGGCTCTGTCACCGGTGCCTCCTAGAACGCGACCGCCGCTGGCATACCCGCCGACCTTAGAGGCCGCAATGAGCGCCTTGTAAGACTCAATAGTTGCCGCGGCAAGCGGAATTCCAACCGGTCCCATTGGCGCGTAAAAAGCCGTCACCTCTGCGGCCATGTTGGTGATTGCGCCCGTTGTAGCAACCAGCATAGCGGCGCGTTCCGTTGCGTCGAGAGCAAGCCGAGCGCTCGTGCCGGTAGTTTTTGCGACGGTCTTTAATGTCTCCGCCTTAACGGTCTCTTCCAGCAACACGTTCTCAACCGCCCGCTTACCGACGACTTCAAGCCAGTATTGTTTAAGTGTTTTGGCTACCCACCCAACAACGCCGATAATGGCCTTTTGATAAATAGCCTCGCGAGCTGCAACCCATTTCTCGCCGCCGGTCTTTTCCGTCTCGGCGATTAGATTGGCAGCCATATTCATATTTTCGGTTAGAATATCCCAGTAACTGCCCCAATCTTCGAGCGCCTGCATTTGAGCGGTCCGCCTGATTTCAGCAACTTCCGCCACTGTTCTGGCTTCCGACTCGGTTTGTATTCTATACCTCTCGTCGGCAAGCCATTCGGCTATCTGTAATTGTTCAACAGCGTCGGTAGCAAACAACGCGGAGAGTTCGTCGGCGCGTCGTTGCGCCTCCATGAGCTCTCGGTCGGTTTGACTCATTTGCGACATTAGCAGATAGTCCCTCGCCTCCTCTTGTCGAACCCCGAGGTCGCGGTAATATTCGGTTACAATTTTCTGCGCTTCGTGTACTAGCTCCCGCTGTCTTTCCGGGTCTATTACAGCGATCTCCTCTAGGGCTTCAATCGTCGCCCGAGCCTCGGAGTTCCAATCGATAAAGACTTTCGGGTCGGGCGGGGCTATCAGCATTTCGGTTTCCAGCGACGGAAGTATAGCCTCGAAGTCGCCCAGCACCTTGTAGGTTCCGTCTTCATCTACCTCGCCAGTAAGCCAGAACCTAAAGCCGGTATCTTCCATTGGCAGCTTCGGACCCTCAATGTCTATCTGCTGCCAGTTTTTTCCGGCTTCCGCGGCATCGTCGAGGGCAATCTTGAGTTCGCGAATCGAGAGGGCCGAAGCGGCAACAGCCGCAGCAACGAGCCACGCTTGCGGAGGAACTTTGGAGATCCATTTGAACGCAGCAGTTCCGGCGAGGCCCGCTAAAGCGTTTCGCATTGCGATAACTTTACTCAGTATCGCCGCCCCGAACATGACCTCAAGCGTGAGAAAGATTTCGCTCTTATGATCGATCAGCCAGGAGATTACATCTTTCAAGCCCTCATAAGCCGCCTTCGCCCCGCGGGCGATTTCGTCTTTATTGTCAATTATGTATTGCCCGAGCTTCTGGACCTCCTCGGCAAACCTTTGCACCGCGTCTCGGAGTTCTGGCTTGAACGCCTCGTATAGCTCAATCCCCGCGCCCTCGAGAGCGGACTTCATAAGCCGAATATCGCCTATGAGTGTATTGAGCATCTGGTCTTGTTTGCGGGTAGCGGTCTCGGTTCCGGTGAGGCTTTCGGTCATTTTCCCAAGCTGTCCGGAGCCAATCTGGAGAATTGTAGCAAGGCCCATTCCGCGAGCGCCGAGGTCTTGCATAGCGTTTTGAGCTGTATAGCCGCGATGCTCGAGAACCTGGAGGAGGTCGATGAATTCTGTATTCGTGAGGTTCAATCCACCGAGAACATCTTTTAAGTGCCCGGTCGGTTTAATCAGCTTGAGGAGTGCCTGCTGTATATGCGTTCCGGCTATGCCACCCTTTTCGCCTAGATTGGCGAACTCGGTAACCAGGGCGACCGTCGTTTCCATATCGAGCCCGGCCTGCTTGGCGGCCTTGCCCGTATTTTTCATAGCCTCTTGTAAGTCGGGGAGTTTCTGGAGACCGCCGGAAACGCCCGCCGCGAACAGGTTAGCCACGCGAGCCGCCTCGGACGCCTCAAGGCTGAACTGACCCATTGAGGAGACAACCGCCTCGGTTGCCTGGCCGAGTTCCGCCCCCTCTGCCGCAGCCAAAGCGAGAACTCCTGGAATGGCGGCTATTGACTTCTCGGCATCCATTCCGGCAGAGCCGAGGTTGTAGAAAGCCTCCGCCGCTTGTGAAGCCGAGAATACGGTCGTTCGCCCGAGCTCTTTGGCTTTGGCGGAGAGCCTTCCCATATCCTCCGCTGTGGCGTTTGTCACCGCTCCGACATTCGCCATTGACTGCTCGAACTTGGCTCCGACTATAGCAACGCCAACAGCGAGCCCAGCAACGGCAATTCCGGCCTTTTTGGAAAGACCTATAACCTTGTCGGACATCTTGCCGACTTGTTGCTCGAACTTTTTAAGCTCGGCCTTGGTCTCGTTTCGCAAGCCCAGAACGGCTTCGAGTCTTCTGCTCACCGCTTACCTCCGAACATGGAGCGGAGTCTTTCTTGTGCGTTTTTCGCGTCGAGGATCTGGAGCTCCGTTTGCGCTCGACCAAGCGCCAGGAGCTCAATTGCTGAGAGGCTATCGTATTCTGTGAGGGAGAGATGTACTATGCCGCGGGCAATATCAAGGGAACGATTTACAAGCGCCATAGTTGCCTCGTCAACTAACCTGACCGGACAACGGAGCAGACGCTCGCCGTTGAGTTCAAGTATTACCGCCCAAGGGTCGCTCGGGTCTAGTTCTTTTTCGCAGCCCCGCCGGACTTGTTCTTTTCGGGAGCAGGTTCGGCAGTTGAACTCTCCTCCTTCGAGGATGAACCAGAGCCCGATTTCGAGTTTTTTGAGGCCTCTTCCGTGGCGTTAGAGAACAGGCGGACCGCTTCGCCAAGACCAGAAAAGTTGATTTCCCTCATTTCTGACATTCGCAGCAGAGCCGCCTCTGTCATTCTGGTGGTCGTCAACATTGCTTTCTTGGTCGTTTCAGTACAGTCCTCGCCGTCGATTTCGACCACTCCGAAAGCGATAACCTCAACATAGAAGTCGAAGTAATTCTCGATTTCAGCCTTGCCATCTTCAATCGACCCCAAATTATCCCCGACAATCGACTCCATAATGAGCCGGGGGATTCGGCGGTAAGTAAACTCATGGCCGCCGGTTTTGAATTGCGCCAGCTCCGGCATAATTCCTCCAGTTGTTTAATGAGCGTGGTTAGGTTGCATCGCGCAGAGTGATAAGCTTGAGTTCATTGTCGGACCCGAACAGCTCCAAGGAGAGCTCGGTAGTTACGACTCCGTTCGCCTCGCCGTCTTTCACCCCGACGATTTTACCGCCGGAGTTCGGCGGATCGCCAGAGGCGGTGTAACCGCTGGGCATGAGTAATTGACCGCGAGCCGTGGCGATTGCGCTCGCTGCACTCGGATCGCCGAAAGCTACCCGGAACTGAACCGTATCGCCATCAATCGCGGCCTTGGTTGCAGCATTGGCAACGGTCGGGTCCTTTTCAAATACAACCGTTGCAGTCGGAACGCGGCTTGTGATAATCGGGCCTTCGGTCGCAAACTCCGCCGCGGCGTTATCGCGCTCGGAAACCTGGTTGCCGAGGTCAACTTCGACTTTCTGGATTACCAGGTCAGAAAAGACGGCGGTATCCTGGTATCGTAAATCAAAGTCGACATTACGCCAAGCGTGATCGTTCCGCGTTTCGAGGGTCCAGGTCGGAAGCGACTCGCCGGAATAGCTTTCCGGGTCGTGATACTTGCCGAAAAACTCAAACTCAAGATGAGGGATTTTCCCCGCCTCGAGAACGATTTTAACATTGCCGTAACAACTCTCAAGCCAGGAGGCCAGGGTGTCGGTTTCCATGAACTTGATTGAAACGGCGGTATCGTCGTCAAGCGGTGTCGGGGAGTTCGGGATAGCATGAGTCAATTCAGCTCCGCCGGTGGCGTCTTCCGTTACCGCCATGGCACAGGCGGTCAGGAGGTCGAAATACCGCGGGGTAGTGGCGACTCCGGTTCCCTCGTTAGGGGCCCAGAGCGGAGCCTTAAAAGTCGCCTTGTGGCTAATCGAGGTCATGAGGGAGGCCCCTTGCGAGAGGCTTGCCTGGTTAATCTCGAGTTTTTCCGATTTCGTTACCGGCTCGACATTGAGGTCGAAAACCTGGATAAAGTCCTCGGCGGCCCAGGTCGGCTCCGTGCCATAGGTAGACTCAAGCTCTACCGCAACATATGCTTGTTTCGGTAGCAAGAGAGAAAGTGTCATTTTTCTAGTCCTTTCGGAAATGGTAGGAGACGCGGATTCTGAACTTAACTGCGCTCGTCGCCAGGGGTTCCGCTCTCATTGCGCTCGGGTGAACAACGCGGATAAACTCGCTCGGAAAGTCGCCATGGGTGCCTGATTCCGTCTCGTCGACGAGGGTGTCCTGGAGAGCGGCTACTTCCGTCTCGATAACATCAAGTGAGGTCAGGAGCCGCTTATAGGTGCGTACAATGTGAACCTCGAAAGTTACAACTTTCCGAGGGTCGTTCGCTGGCGATTCCAGGTCGGTTACAATATCAAAGAGAAATACATTAAAAATGCAATCTAGCCCCGTCGATCCGCGATGCTCCTCCGGCTCCTTGGCGCGATAATCGCGAGTGTAACCAGCTGTCTCGAGAAGTGTTATGATTCGACTCTTGAGCGCTGTTTGCGGAGGGGTACTCACCGCCCTATCCTCACCGAGTTACTGGTTTTCGCCTCAGAGTCCGGTTCGTCGTCCTCGTCTAGATCGAGGCGATAACTTACCGTGTTCATTGCGGCCTCATATGCCGCCTTCTGCTCCTTGGCTTTGATGTCCCATCCGTCGCCCGCCTCGTCGGAGAGCGTTCGATAGATATTCCAAAGTGTTCTCGCTACGAGGGCCTTACGAAAATTGTTGGAGTCGTCTCCGGCTATGAGGTCCGGGTCCTGGCCGCGGGAGCGGAGGTCGTCCTGGATGTCTTCAAACGCGGTCGCAATGCGAGCGGTGAGGTCGTCGGTATCGAAACCCTCATCCGCAAAATTCGGAAACCGCTCCGTTATATCGCCGTGAACGACATTGTTCTCGAGGGCCATAGTCTACTCCGGCTTCTCGGGTGGTTCCTTGAGCCCCTCCACCGGCTCCAGTTCGGGCTTGGCTTTCTTTTCCAAGTCGGCCAGCGTCATGCCGACGCTTTTCAGGAGCCGGGTTTTGAGCCGGAGATCAAAGGTGTTCTTAGCGATCGCCGTCGCGGCCCTTTTCGCGTCTCTGCCCCCGAGCTCTTTGTACCCGGCCTTTTTGGCCTGGGTAACCATAACGGGAACCGTCGCGGCATAGTAGCCTTTCGGGGTCTTGAAAAATACAGGCTTCATTGTGGAACTCTCCTCAATGCTTCCCGGTACTCAGCCTTGAGTGATTTCCGGGAGTTGATATTACGGGGGACAACTACCTCCCAGCCGTGGCGGATTAAGGCGGCATGTTCCGCGGGATCGTGTACCTCACGAATCTGGCGACTCCTCGGGTTGAGAAGCAGTTTCCCCCCGTTCGGACCGTCCAAAGCGTCTCCCCCTTATCAGGTCTTGACGGCTTCGGTAATGAGGACCTGGTCGGAAACCTTGAACTTGAACTTTCCGTAAGCCCCGGCCCATTTCCCGGAATTGTCGAATCCCGCTCCGGTTTCGAGTCCAGCGGTCCGTAGGAGCGCCTTGATACGGAGCCAGAGATTCATATGGAGGTAGCCGATGCAGTTCGCACCCTTGAGGATCTGCTCCATCTGGTCGATGAGTTCGAGCGTAATCGTGTTCGTTGTCCCGGTCGGTTCGCAGTTGCAGATTTGCCCAATTGCGTCGCTCGTCCGGTACATGGCGATAGCCGGGCGGAACGAGGTTAGCATTGTGTACTCGGGAATCGATGCGTCGGAACCGTCAACCTTGCGCTTGTTGAAGAACGGCTTGCCGCTCTTGAGGATTCCTTCCTTGCCGTAGACACCCTCGAACCGGCGTTTACCGTGAGAGATGAAATAGCAGGAGGTCTGTGCATCTGCGCTGTCGCCTTCGGCGGTTAGGCAGTTGGTGTCGGTGAGTGCCAGGGTGTCGTTGATTCCATCGAAACCGGCGGCGAGAGTGTCGGTGTCTCCGTAGAAAATCTCGGTTTCAAAACGCTCCGCGGAGCCGAGAACCTGGAACTCCTGCTCGTCCGCCAGGACCTCAGCCCAGTCGTTCTGAGCCGCATCGACGGAGGCCCAACAGTCGAGAACCTTGACGGTTACGGAGATTTGTTCGGTCGTGGAGTGGTCTTCACTCGCGGCGGCGTTGATTGCCCGGAACTCGGGGCTCGGATATGCTGTTACACGAGCGAACTTGTGAGTATCGCCCTCGTTGCCCTCGCGCCATTGGACATCCTGGAGGGTGGGAATATCGGCGGCCACATTGTCAATAAGCCCGTCAATATCATTCCCCCAACGGCGGCCCCATTCGGCGGCTGTCATTAGAGCCATTTTTTACCTCGTAGCTGTGGCCGCGAGGCGGTAGGGTCTACCCCCCGACGGCGTCCTTGATTCCTTTTACCCGCTTCGAGTAATCTTTTTCGGCTTGGGTGTCGTCCCGCTCGTCGCCGGTAGTCTTACCTTTGCGAGTTGTCCGGTTGCCGGTATCAGTGTCGATCGTCTCGGCTCCATCGCCAAGAACGCCGACTTCTGAATATTCGGCATATTTGTCGAGGTTGAAAGCGATATCGTCTGGCTCATCTCCGTCCATTCTGAACCGCTTCGCGAGTTCCTTGGGAATGGATTTCTTGAGCTTGTTCCATTTCTCGAGGTCTTTCTTCTGAACCTTGGCTTGCTGTGCCCGGAGCGTTTCGAGTTCCGCGTTGGCGGCGTCAAGCTCCTCTTGGGTCTTTTCCTGGAGTTGCTTGTATTCGCCCTGCTCCTTGAGAGAGGCGTCGTCCGACTCTTTCTTAGCCTGCTCAATATCGTCGAGCTTTTTCTGGAGCTCCTTGTTAGCCTCGGTCAGTTTCGAGATTTTACGGGAAATTCCCTTGCCCTCGTCGCCCGCTTTGGTTTTACCCTCGGGCTCATCGGCTTCCTCTTCCGAGTCGTCTGCTGGCGCTTCGGCTTCGTCGCCCTCGCCGCCACCTTCGCCCTCGGGTGAGAAATAGAACGGTCTCCCGTTTACTTGAGATAGATACTCTTTCCAGAACTTCACTTTTCACCTCCAGCGGTTAGACTTCGCAACAGTCGAGCGAGCGTTTAAGGCCGTCGCCCCGGCCCAGGCGGGCGTTTTACACCTCCGCCCCGGTGCGTCCGGTAGCCACCCCGGACAATTTTTAGAGCTTATCTATCGTTTTGTCAATGTGAGCCAAGGCTTTCTTTTTGTCAACGAAAACCTCCTCCTCTGTTGTGAACTGTTCGAATTTATCTCCCTTTTTCTTTTCGCGTTAATGTCCCGCGACTATATAGCCGCCCTTCCCGACTTTCCGCATATGAACGCTCTCGAGTCTTTTCGGCATTTCAGATACTCCTCCAGTTTAAGCGGCCTTTTTTCCGGGTACAGGCAGAAGCGAACAGCGACAACCGCCGTCGCAATTGGTAGTTCCCGCGCCAGGTACGCCGAGCGCTTGCCACTGACGCAAAGTCTTAACGAGGCCGGACCGTCCGCCAGCGGCGCTGTCTTTACAGGTGTTGCAATGCTTGGCGGTCGGCTCGTTTTGCCATTGCCAGAAATCGCTCAAACCCTTCGCCTCGTCGAGGTAAATATTCGTTGTTAGTTCATTCATAGCGACGGAGAGGTCCCGCTTGACTGCGTTCAGGAGTTTAGACTTGAACGATTCCGCGACCTCCGAGTTTGCGAGCCAGGTCAGGAGCTCCGCCTCGCTCACCCCGCTCTGTTTCATTTTCTTTACTTGCTGGTCGAAGTGCCAGAGGAACTCGTCGACATCGTGACTGATCTCCTCGAGCTGAAAATGAATCGACATTTGGAGTTTTCTTGAATCCGCCATCTAAACCTCCATTCGAAAACTGCCGGAAATGTTGAGCTGGTCGTCAAGCATTGCCGCGCCGTCTTCTAATATTTTGTCTTCCCAATAGCGCCGATCCGCCTCGGTAATGCCGAAATGCTTTGAGGCGAGCGGAATATGGGCCGCCTGTTCCGGGTGGTCTTTCTGGTTCCATGCTCCGATCTGCTCGTAGGTCTGACCGTCTCTCGCGTTCGGGTGTGGGGAGTCCTTTACAAATATTCGAACATGGAGTTTCCCGGTTTCGTATCCGTAAGCGTTCGCCGCGAAAGCCCCGGTTTCCTTCATACGGTGATTGAATCCTTTTCGCTTGGCCGTGCTCGGCATATTCGGAGCCGCGGGGGCTTGGTCCATGCCGAGCTTCTGGCCTATGCGTTGAGGCATTTTCCGAGTTAGCCCCCTGCCAATCCGATTGAACAGGGGCCGGAGGCTAATGTCTGGAATGTTAACTCTTACCGCCACCCCTGGCTCCTTTGGTCCTGGTTTTCGATTTCGGCTTCGGCGGGTTCTGGAGGTGGAACTCCTTTTGCACCTCGTTAGCGAATTGAACCCCGGCCCCAGCCGACTCCTTCATGAACTCATGGTTGATCTGCTCCAGGTCCCGTCGGAGCTTGGCTATCATCCGCGCCCGCTTTTTAGGAACCAGGAGGAGTTTGAGGTCCGGCATTTCTACCGCGTCGACCGAATCTCTCATTTTCGTTTTGAGGCCGGTCATATTCTCAAAGTGTTTATGATACACTTTCTTGAGCGGCTCCAACTTCGCCGGTTGCTTTTGCTCTGCCATATTCCTCTCCAAGTCTGAATTCATCATTGAATTCGAGATTCTCTTTGTAGCGTTTCTCAGCGTCTTCCCGCGTCATGTCCGGGTTATCTTCCTGAATAAAGTCAACCGGGGTTTTGGTATTGAAACGGATTTCCTGCTCGCGCCTGGCTTTCTTTTCGGCGGCGGTTTCGAATGTTTCCGGTTCCGCGAAATCAAGCAGGAGTACGCCGTCAATCGGGAGGTCTGTATTAAACTCCTTGTTCGACACGACAGCAATTTTCCGATAGAGCTCTTGCTCGTATGCCTGGAGGATCTGAATCTCGTCCTCGCGGTCCTCCAGCATTTCGGCGGATTCGTAGAGCTTTGCGACGCCGCTTTGCACTTTGGTCTCTACATCGGCGAAAGCGTCCTTTGGCAGTCCGAACGACGAGGCAAGCTGTTGTATAAACCAATCCGCCGTTTCCCGGATAGCGGCTATTTCCGGGGAAGGCGAGGCAAAATCTAGGCCGGGTCGTTGCACGCCGTCGAAAACATTATCCGCAGTCCAGAGTCGCCGCGGCCCCATTTTGACGGGAGTTATATTGCCGCTAGAATCCCGCTCCTCGTCGAGGTTGAGGTTGACGGCTACCGCTTGGTCGTTCCCCTGCATAACGCAAACCTCGAGGAGGTTAATTGCGAGCGTCATTAACGACTCGACACTCAAAACCAGATCGTCGGCCCCGGTTCCCCAAAAGTCCGACTTGTCAGAGTTCAGGCGTAGCAGGGCCGCGGGGAGTTCTTTGTAAGGGTTCAGGTCCTTTTCGTTTGCCCCTACTGATTGCTTAGTATTGGCGACAATCTTAAAATGATATTTACTCGACCAGACCACCCGCCGAACCTGGAGAACGCCGCTCCCCGGTGCATAGCCGGAGACATCGTAGTAAAGCACATCGGGAACGAGATAGTTCTCCTCGTTTTCTACAACCCCGCAAACATCCGGCGTTAGATTCTGGAGCGCCAATTTACCGTCGAACGGATAGACCCGCGTGAATACTGTATTGTGCAGCTTTGCGAAGCGGTACGCCCCTTTGACCGCTAGGTTAAGCGCAGAGGCCGCGATGATTTTCTGATATTCCTCCGTCGCCTTTTCGTCGTCGAGAATCGTTCTTTTCGGCGGTTTGAAGTACAGCATGGAGGCCCGCTTTATGATTTTGCGGACCAAGCGGAGGAATATCTTTAGCATCTTGTCGCGGTCTTCAGCGTCGAAGTTAACCATTGCATCGCTTATGATTTCGAGAATATCGGTCTTGTCTGCGGTGTAATGCTTCTGACGCCATTCGGCAATCACACGACGCTCCTCCTCGTCGGCTATGTGAGCCTCAGCTGTTATGAGGGTTATGAGGTCCGCCGGAGTCTGGAGCATTTATGCCGCCTCCTTTCTGAGCGATTTCTTGAGCTGCTTGATTACGGGCCAATCGATCCAGACGCGATAACCAACGGCGGAGGTTATATGCCCGACCGTCTCGCCGAGTGTCTCAATTATTCCGGTTCCCTCTTTGTACGCAATCGTCTCGAATTCATGATTTGTGTATTGACAATTTACCGGATCGAGAACGAATGACACTTGCCCGCGATGGTTCTTGAACTTGGCGTTTACTGACTGAATACGGTCTCGGACAAAAGGATTATGGCTCGTAAACTTGTTAACCACCTTGACGCCTTGCCGGGCGTAATGATGCCGGAGAACTTCGAGGACTATACGGTGGTCTGAATAACCGCGGGAGCTGGTCTGTTTACGCTTGCCGGTGGCGTCGCCATAACAATAAACGAGGTTCCGGTGGTCCCCATATCGGTTAATAATCTCTTCACACATTTCATGGGTGTTCGAGCCTTGTATCATAATATCGTCGACGCCCCGGAGCAGGTCGCCCTCGGTTTGTGAGACGAAGCAAGTCATAGGGTGTACATTGTAGTCGAACGAGAACTCGAGCGGGTAGCCCGGCTTGTATAGTACCCTCTTCGCGGCCTGGAGCTTTCGATCATAGCTATAATAAGGCCTCCCGCCGACCAGGTTAGTGAACTCCCCTTTTACATACGCCTCAAGCATTGCCTCAGTATAGCCCGCGAGGCGTTCCTGGAAATAGCGAGGGCCGAGAGTGTGGTTACGGCGGGCGTCTACATGGAGGGCCCGGAATACTCCGGGGTCGTTATTCCCGCCCCAGAGTGAATGACAAAAATGAAAGCCCTCGGGAGTTGTGGTTACCCCGACCGGCTGCCGGTCCGACTTTCTAACGCGAGCGGTGATTTTAGTCCAGGCGAGTTTACAGTCCTGGAGGCGGAGGGTGTCGAGCTCGTCGACCAGGGCCCAGGCCAGATTCGCGCCAACGATTCGCCGCGGGCGTTCCATGCTTCGCAGGAGCACCTTGACCTTGTGAGCTTCAATGTACCAGATCGGGAGCGAGCCGCCGACAATTCGATAGCGCACCCGGTAGTTATCGCAAAACTCCTCAATTTCAGGAATGAGGGTATCGGTTACAACAGGATAAGAGGGCTCGTAAATCGCCCCCATTCGGGCGGGATAGCGCTTCGCCAGAGCTAGGGCTGCCATAATATCGGCTCGCGTCTTTCCTGACCCGAACCCACCGAACATACCGGGATATTGAGCCCCGTTGAGAAGCTCCTCGATAAAATCCATTTGCCATTGGAACGCGGGAACGCGGGCGGTGACCTTAACCACGGGGACCCTCCGGGTCTCCGTCTCCATCTCCGTCGTCGATAGGCGGGAGTTCAAAGTCGTCGCCATTATCAGGGTCAACAGGAGGCTCAAAGAGAACGAAATCAAAATCCACCGACTCGGGGAGCGGGTCTTCCCGGAGCTTGTCAGCGTTCTCCAAGAGAAACATAACGGCCCGCATATTCGGAGGGCGAATGAACTTGCCTTTTTTCTCGCGGGTCTCGACGACTTTACCTTTTTCGTTCTTGACCTTGAGAATATAATCGTAAGTATCCTCAACGCCCTGTATGAGGCGCTCGAGCGCTTTAACCGCTTTGTAAAAGAGCTCGGGGTCTTCCTTGTACGCTTTAGCGACAAAGCACTCTTTAGCGTGTTCAACCTTGAGAGCGAACTCGGGCTTCTCGCGGAGCCAGCGGTGAAAGGTGTCGGCGACGATTCCGCCCGCTTTGCGGCCCTCGTATTGTTTACCGCTTTTTGCGATTGCGTCACAGATTCGCTTAACCCGCCAGGGTTGGTATTTGGTTCTGGGAGTTGGCTTTCCGGCCACATTCGAGGCTCGCCTTAGACTTGCCGACATTGGATTAATACAACCGGGCGAGCCGGAATGTCAAGGTTTTTATATCAAAGGGCGAGAGTCCCCTGTTCTAGCGCCTTTCGAATCCGCTCCCGCGCCAATCGGCAATAAGCCTCTTCTAACTCGACTCCAACAAAGCGAAAGCCCTCCATTATCGCAGCCTTTCCGGTCGATCCGGACCCGAGGAAGGGGTCCAGAATCAAGCCGCCCGGCGGGGTGACCAAACGACACAGCCACCGCATGAGGTTAATCGGCTTGACTGTCGGGTGCCGGTTGCTATCGCCCACGCCTTCGTCGCGGTCGCGTTGGCTCGCCTTGGCGCAGTAGAAGAACCGGGCCGCGCTGCCGGTGTCGTGGTGGCGTTCGTCGATCCCTACTTGGCCGGAGTGTCCGTTGCACCCAATCCCGCCCGCGCCTCGATCGCGCGGTGTGTGTCCTTTGCTGGTCGTCGCAGGAAACCCCGCCACAGCTTCGGGGCTGCCGTCGTGCGCGAGGTTAGCCGGAAAGCGCCCGGTACCAGCCTCGTCTTTCGCGGAGCGCTCGTAATTCTTTCCGCCCATCGCCCGGTTTTCACTTTCCGGACTCCCGGATTTGGACCACCCCGACTCGTTGTCTTGACGGACCCCGATCCGGCACCCGTCCACGTTGATCGCCCCGGTGCCATGCTCTAGCACGTTCGCCGCGATGGTGCCGACGAGCGGCTTGCGGGCCACGGTCACGGGCTCGTGCGCGGGCTTGAGCGCCGAGCCCCAGCCTTGCCACTGCTTCGCGGCTTCGGTGGCGGGGGCTGTGATGTTGAAGTCGTGCGACCGATGCTTGTCGATGTAGTCGGGATCGCGCTCGCCTGCGGCCACTGTGCCGCCGAGCGAACTAGGCGCTGTTCCTATGATCTCCCGGTCATACCACGCCGCGCCCGGTTGCCCCTTCCGTCCGTTCAACGTCCATATGAGGCGGCGGATCTCGTCGGGCACGTCGTCGAGCTTGACGCCGAGCACGTCGAGCAAGGGCGGGATCTGGTCGAGGGTCGGGATTGATGGTTGCGACTTGCTCGACGTCCAATGGCCCGCCATCCCGCAAAAGCCGAAAGCGTCGTCGATCTGCCGGTTCGTTATGCCCGCCGCGTCGCGCGTTTCACGAATCCACGCGGTGACGAGGTAGACTTCGGCGCGGTCGTGCCGCTTGCGGTCGATCGCCTTGCTAACGTCGAGCGATTTAGGAAACCCCGAGCCGTACACCCACGCGATCATATCGCGGATCTCAAACCCGGCCTCCTCGATTGCAACGGCCAGCCGATGATAGGTGCGCGTTCCGCCGAAAGAGAGGAGATGTCCGCCTGGTTTCAGAACCCGGAAGCATTGACGCCAGATCGTCTCCGGCGGGAGGTCGTAGTCCCAGCGTTTCCCCATAAACCGGAGACCATAGGGCGGATCGGTTACAATCGCGTCGAAATGATTCTCGGGAAAATCGCGGAGGATCTTGGCAGAGTCGCCGTTGTGAATTTCGACCAGGCCGTCGGGGCCGGTGTAGAATGGCTCGCTCATAAAACCGCCTCCGGTTTCGGTTTCGGTTTTCTTTCGCTCATTTCAAGACTCCCCTCACTCTTGCCTCTGATATCCACTTATGCCCGAGCGCCATTGCATCTCGGCAGTGTTCAGAAGTTACA